TACCATCTTTGTAACGGATCCGTCCGTGCTGCAATAGTTCGGCAGCCCCTCCTCCCACTTTCCGGTGTCCGTCGATTTGGCTTTAAACAGAATTTTTCTCTGCATTATCGTACCTTCTTCCTTCTCTTTTTTTCTTTGATATATTCTTTTATGTTTTCACCTTCAAATGTATACAAATAATTCCCAAGCCCATCGTTAAGCCTGTCGCATACCTCCTGGCACTTTTCTTCCTGGTCAAACAGTATCTCTCTCACCTTGTCACTAAGTGTTCTTATTGCTTCTTTCTTATCCTCTTCTGTGGAGCTATCGCAAATTGTGCATGTATATCTTTCGTAATATACATCATCCCCATGTGAGCTTCTTTCTTCTGTGTAGTGGGCTACTATCTCTCCGCATCTGTATCTGTCGGTAAACTCGCTTAGAACATACATCTTTGGGTAATAATAATACTTGCTCTTTGTTTTACACTCGCACTCGTCCTCTGCAATTCTTCCAGATGGCAGTCTCACTTCTATTGATCTGTTTGAATTACACTTGCAGCATTTCGGACCGTATACGAGTTCTCTATCAACTTTCCACTTTACAACCTTGTGGTCTTTCATCAATTCGGAAAGTCTCATTTTTTTGGCGTTGTACTCGGCATTACGAATAATCCGGTCGCACTCGTCTTTCTTTTTCTCGTAATCCTTTTTTACTTCCTCAAAATGTTCCTTGACGCCCTGGAGCTTTTCGTTTTCTGCTCTTAATCTGTTCATTTCTTCCAGAATCTCTGATTTTACTGAGCTTTTGATGGCTTCTTTCAGGGCGTCTATTTGCTCCTGATACTCGCTTTCTGGGTAAAACTCCTCTTCTGGGTAATCGTAATACATACTATTTACACCTCTTTCTCATTTCTCTGCATATAGTTTCTATTGTATCTTCTGTAACGATAAGCCTTGTCCTACCGTCTATAGTTTCTGTTCTGCTATTTCGGATTAAGTTATCTTGCATATCGTCAATAGCAGCTCTATAGCCTGTGTCGAATAAAAGTTCCTTTTTCCTTCTCCCTAGCGGATCTCCGTACTGGAAAATCATGCTATTCCCTCCTCACGTTTTTCATTTTCAGAATATAATATTCTGTCCCAGGAACAGCTCCCCACTCCGGTTTTCCTTCCCCGACTGTCAATTTGCAATCCGCCAGGAAACACGAGGCATCCGTGGTATAGCCATTCCGGAACTTCACGGTTCCGATATCCTGATCCACTGTTGCAGCCAGGTTCCGGAACTCGGAAACGCTTGCCTGATATTCCTGATTTTTCAGCATAGCGGCATTTCTAAATCTGGAATCATAGTACCGTTTCAATTCTCGGTACTCCTCTGTCTTTTCTCCACTCAGGATCATATCAAACCACTTTTTTTCGATCGTCAATGTCAGCAACTTTCCCACCTCCCTTCGTTTGTGCTCTATTTGGTGCGTACATCCAGATCATTACCAGGGTGCAGATCCAGCACATCGCATACTGCCAGCGGCTGATTTCCCCGTCTACCAGGATCTGTATTCCCACAATGAACCAGGGAATACAGTTAAAATGCTTAAATATCATGCGCTTGATTCTTTTCATATCCTTTACCTCACATTTAACTGATTGCTAACTGCTCTTTATACAGTTTCTGGAATACATCACGCTCTGCTTCCGCTCGGATCAAATCTTTTTCCAGCTCTTTGATCCTCTCTTTGTCAAAAAGGCGTTCCGGCATCTGGATCGGAACTGGTTTCGCTGTTTCCAGGATCTGCATCGCTTTTTCTTCGATCGGATCCGGATCCGGCTCTTTGAATGCCTCCGCCCACTCTCTCACGTATTCGGACATCTTCATATTTCCACCAAGCCCGATGCTGACAGCAAGTGCCTTGTCAATCCGCTTCATTTCATCCATCGTGGCTTTTGCAAGATATTTTCCGATCCGCTTTTTATATACCGTCTCGATCTGCTCACATAGCGCTATGGAAGGGATCGGACTGCTCTTGATCCTAACGTGTGTCGGCATCAGTTTTTTCTCCCTGGATGTCAGGTACACTACTTCCACGATCGGAGCATGTTTGTTTCCAACGTCATTACTTACTATGATTCCAGGTCTCGCCCCCCCCTGTTCGCTTCCGGAGTTTTCGCCCTCATTGATAAAAAAGATCTCTCCTCTGTGATACTCATTTTCTGTGTGCATACTATTGTCCTCCTATAAAATCCCATATTGTCAGCTGTCCTTCCCGGAGCTCCGGTTCCAAAATTGGCGATCCTAGGATTTCGTCCAACTTTTTCCGACTTTCTCTCAAATATTTGACGTAATATTCCGGATCCTGGCATCTTCGCATTACCACCAGATCGTCCCTCCGGATCGCATCTTCCATTCCCAGGACATAGCGTACTGGGTTCATACACTGACTGGTTTCTTTGTCCAGGTCTCCGCTGAGCTTACTTCTTAGGTACTGGAAGTCCTGATTCTCTTTCAGAACCTCCAGTGCAGCTGTTGACCTGCTCCGGATCCCGTCCGGATCTGCCATATAATGGACGCTTACCTCAGCTGGAATTTCCAGGAAATACTCCTCCGGATAATTTTCCGGATCCAGCTCTGTCTCCACTTGCTTCCGGAAGTACATGACGTGACTCCTGCATAAATTCATGTTTACCCCATCCGACCAGAAGGGATCGGATCCACCGTGTACTCTCAGATCTTCATACCTCTTCCGGCTGTCCTGGATCTCTTTTCCTAACTGTTTACTCCGTTTCTTTTGATCCGGCGTTTTCATCGAATTTTTCATTGATTGCCTCCATGATCTTACCGATCCGAACCTCTCCGATCCCTTTTACGGATCTGATTACCGCCTCAATGTCTTTTACATCCAAGGCATTCACAGACGCCTTTCCGTCCTCCCATCCGCTTTTATAAATATCGGTGCAAAAGTTCTCAAACTGCTGATGATCGTACTTTTTTACAGCCTTGTAAACTGCTCTGTTTACCAGATATCTCTTATTCTGAATTTTCTTTGCCATAATCACACTGCCTCCACATATGTAACTGTATTTATCTTGAATCCGTTCTCTTTGCAAAAGTCCCGGAAGAGATCCGACAGCTCTTTGAGCGTTTTCACGCTCTCGAACTGTGTTTCGTCCTCCATTCCATCGCTATTGATGAAGCCTATGTTGTACTTCTGGTTGTATCTGGAATAGCTTCCCTTTGCCGCTTTTCTTACCGTCATGACGCCTGCACCTCAGCTCCTAGTTCTTCGATAACTTTTCTCAGGGCATACTTCCCATTGGATGTGAGCTGTCTCTGCCATGCTCCCTGAGACGGGGCCCATCGGAAACCATTTGATTTCAGAGTGCTTCTGATTGCCTCATCTGGCTTTCCATCGAACACGATCTGTATTCGCATCAGTTCTATATTCTCAATTACCTTGAAATCGCCATAATCCGCCTCAGAGGTGCCTTTCTCTTTTGTCTTTTTCAGTTCATCAACTCTCTGCTGGCATCTCTTGATATTTGCCAGATTGTTTTGTAAAGCCCAGCTCGGATATGGAGATCTGTCATACCCGAACTGATCCATGGATCCCTGGAGCTTCTGGAGCTGTTTTTCTGTCAGGAGATCGCATCCCTCCAGCGTATGATGCTTGCGGTAATACTTGTTGATCTCCTTCATGTTTTCCTGAACTTCCCTCAAACTGTCAATTTTCTCCTCCAGGGCTTCAATAGCGTTTTCGTCATCACTCTTGATAACCTCTTTTGAGTACAGAAGGTTATTCAGCTTTCCTCGGATCGACTGGCAGTAATTGTAGAACTCATGGTTTTTATCCCAGGCTTTGACCTGTTTCTCTTTCTTCTTTACCGGGAAGTTTCCGGCTCCAGAGATCATCACAGACGGACACATGCAGCCGATTCTTGCCTCCTCATTGAAATATTTCCCCAGGTTCTTTGCATATCTGGTTGCCAGCCTCCAGGCTCTTTCTCGGTATTCTTCTCCTCTTCTGGCAACTACTTCTTCTGCCAGATCATATACTTCGTTGACGTCCTCCTGGTATTCTTTGGTTCTGGATCCCAGCTGATACTCATTAAAAGACATCATATTCTGGGCTGTTCTTGCAGCCTCTTCATTGATTACTACAAATTCTCTTTCGCTCATGGTTTACTCCTCCTCGATCTCTTCTCTTACTTCGCATCTTATTTCCGGTTTTGATTCATGGTTCAATCTGGAAAGGCTCCACCCCTCAGATACATTACTCATGGAGATGTAGCCATTCGGTGTGATGTAGATATACGCTCCGTCTGTCTGGATCTCTCTTTCATCCCCGAACTTTTTCAAGATATCCGCTACGATCGCAAGATGCGGAAAGCACTCAGCGTACATCTGTTTAAAATCCTCTTTTTCTGCCTCCAGGCGTTCCATTTTTGACATTGTAATTTCCTGCATTTCTGCTTCCTCCTTATATTCCAGTGACACATGCCACCAATTATCTGTTAATTTGATATCTCTGATAATGGACTTCCGGATCTGTTCCATTGTTTTCATGCTTACGATCTCCCTGGAAGTAAATTCCAGTTTTTCACTCAAGTCTCCGGTCATCATTTCGTAATGGATCTCTCGCTCGTCATCCGGATCGGACTTACAGAAGTCCAGGAACTTCCTGCCGATCCATTTCTTTAGATCTTCCACTCTCACTCCTCCTCATAATCTTCATACTCGATCCCGGCGATCTCGCAGATGCTTTCATAGTCGGAACCATTTTCGTACATGTTCCGGATCGTTTGCCCGTGGATCGTGCCATCCCACATCCGGATCATATTTTCGATTGCCTCATTCAGTCTCTGATTGCTTCTGTCTGCCATCATTTCTCTACCTCCTCAATAATCTCTGATGCAAGCTCTTCGCCGTATTTTGTTGCCAGGAACATTCTTGCGTATCCCCATTCTTCCGGAGTGTTGGACTTGTCAAACATTCCTACTGCATCTCTCCGACACTGTTCTTCTGTCAGATCTCCACTGGCTACCGTCTCAATTCTCCTCCGGATCTCCTCCATGCGTCTCATTGCTTGCCGTCTTTCTTTGTCCAGATCCATCATAATGTTTGCAGCCTCCAGCATGCTCTTGATCAGTGGCATGCCTCCGGTTTCGTATAAAGTAGCGATCTGATCTTTTCCACCGACTTCGTTAATTGCCGGGTGCCAGGTGTATACTGTTTCAATGATCTCGTAATTCTGATCGGAGATCTCGCCTCCAACTCTTTCCTCAAATTCATGCTTCATCATAGCTTTTGTCCTCCTCAACTTTCTTGTAATCTTCCAGGATTCCCATAAGCGTTGCTTTCCCGATCCGGAACTTCTGTTTATGTCCACATCTGGTCCCCATATAATTGACAACTGTTCTTTCCGGAAGCTCATGCTTTATGTACTGGATCATGTAGTAATGACCGTCTCCATGGTGAACCACATCTATAAATTTGTGCTCATTCCGGATATTCCGGAAGGTTGCTCTTTCTGTTCTGTTTGCTCTGGATCTCTTAATCATATCCGCTTCCTCCTATTCCTCAACCTTTTTGATATAGATGTATCTCTCGCCGTTTTCATCCTCGTAGATGCCGTTGTACATGTTCCAGACTTTATCAGCTCCAACCTCTGTGTAGTGCTGTCCCCCAAACATTACGTTGTCGTTCTCGTCAACGATGATGTAATTCTCTTTGCTGGCTGCCTCTTTTCTCAGTCTGTCGATCGTCAGGATCAGGCTCTGTTTTGAGGTTCCATATAACTTCTTTCTGTCAGCTCCCAGTTCTGCAGCCAGGTCTCTAAGTTCATTTGTGTTCATTTTTGATAAGCTCTTTTTCATATCTTTCTATCTCCATTTCCGTTCGTGTCGTTCATTTGTTTTCTGTTGATGCTTGAAGTATAACTCACTGTAGTGCGTTATGTCAAGGCGTGTTCTGCATTTTTTTGTAAAAAAATTAGAGGCATGCGTTTATGCCTCTAAAACAGTGCGTTTTTCTTTATTTTCTCACATATTGAAATTCATATCCCATAGCCTCCAGGATCGCTTTCAGTTTTCCGAATCCAGGTGCTTCCCGTTCAAAAACAGCGTACAGTGAGTTTTTATCAATATCCAACTCACCTCCATCTTTTTTCCTGATGTCTATATCACGATCTAGTGCGTTGAATATTCTTCTCACGGTGTTAAAGTTTGGATTTGCCCTAGTCAGGACATCAAACACCGATTGTCTCGTTAATCCTGTTCTTCGTCCTAACTCCATCTGAGTAACGCCCTCTTCTTTCATTGTCTGCTTAATATATTCAATCACTTCCATGGCTTTCCCTCCGTTTGCTATAGCATACTCCAGGAAGGATCGGCTTGTCAAGGCGTATATTACATTTCGGAGCAAATATCCAATCGTGCGTCATAATCGCACCTAGATCCGGACTTGTCGCACATCTGGCACAGCATTACTCTAGCTCCGCAACGGGGGCAATAGGAAACCAACCCCCACTCCGGATCCCAGGAAAACATGTTGTGTGTCTCACAGTACTGGCAAAACCCAGTTGTCAGAGAACCTTTGATGTCCTCCAACTCCTGGGCTGTCCTTCTCATGTTATTCTTTATGTTCCGGTTCTCTGTCTCTCGCCTCCTGATGCGTTCATTCTGCCTTTTTAGCTTTTCCGATCGCTTTCGCAATCTTTTCTTCAAGATTATATTTTCTGCTTTCTGAATCATGCCTCAGTGCCTCCTTCCAGGTCATCATCAAATACATACTTCGCCCCCGGAAGTGTAAACGCTCTCGGAGAAAACTCCGGGCCAGAAATAATCAGCCCCATTTCACGCATTTCCTGCATGTAATGACACGTTGAGCTGGTGGACTTTAATCCGATCCCGTCCCCGATCTCACGGACACTCGGTGGAAATCCCTTCTCGCTCATGTATCGCTTACAAAAATTCAAAATATCTTTGTGACGTCTTTTTATTACCTTTTTCTCTACCATATATTGTACCTCCAATCCGGATCCACTTTGTAAAATATTGCTATAAATGCTGGATCGTATTCTGCCGACATCGGATATTCGCCACGGATCCGGAATACTATTTCCTCGATGTCCGGCTCGTTCAGATCTTCCAACTTGCAACCATATTCTTTTTCCAGATCATCTAGCTCGTCATCCAGGCTCAGGATCTGCCGCTCTGGTTCCGGTTTCCAGTCCTTTGGAACTCTCTCATACTCTTCACGTCTCCGCTCCCAGTATTCATCCTCATTCGGTATGCTCCACATTTTTACTCCTTCCAAACTTCATTAGCTTCTTTCTTGCAATCTCGCTCCGTGTAATAATCATACAAGAACTCTTTCTGTGCTTTTGTCATGTCTCTAACCAGGCTTCCGGTCGCAAATGCGATCCCCTGCGATGGATTGTGAAGCAGTACCCAGCCCCGATCTGTAAGCCAGCCTCCAGCGTCAAATATATCTTCGCTCTGATCCGGGTAATTCTCTTCCACGTATTTATTCGCCCAGTCTTGGTGTTCTCCCCACTCAACTTCATGGAAAGTTCCATTCGGCTCCAACCACCCGAAATCTCCGGTTGTATGCTCTTTTTCATCCATCATACGGGTTATGAAGCTGTCAAGTCTCGCCTGCTCTCTATCTTCGTTCGTTTCCTCTCCTAGCTCTTTTCTTACTGCTCTTTGTTCGCCTTCCGAAAGATGTTCCATTGCCACATTGAACCTTTCTGTCATTCTATCCAGATCACTTTTCAAGGCTTTTTTCGACTGAGGTATCTTCCAGACATTCATACCACTTGGTAGCTCTTCC